GTAGTAACAGTAGAAGGCCAAGCCCCCTTCTACCGTCGCGAAACCGTTATCAAAACAAATAACACTATTCTCGTCTCGAAATCCGTGCTCCAACACACGGTACTAGGTGCAAGTAGGCCCGGAGTCTTACCTAGTTGTTCGTTCATGCAATGTCAAGCAAGAAAGGACACAAACAACAAAAACATGGGCGGCAAGGGAAAGGACGTTCCCAACGAGGAGAAAAGTCTGGCGAGACTGGACTGTCTGGTAGACCTTACTCAGACGGTGCCGGTTCGTCCGGCTCCTCCTCGGGCAGAACGTCCCTTGCCTCTTCCTCGGCGAGTGTGGGATCTGGTACCTCCGGAGACGGTAGGGTACCTCTTCCGACCACGCGCGGAGGAATGGACTCATCCTCTCACTCCGAGGGTGAGCCCCGCCATCGTCGACCTCATGGCCAAAAGGGTGGACGATCTAGCCAGGTCTGGCGCGAGAAAGGCCCACGGGATCTTGGAATCCTCTCGCGCTCAAGTCCTGCGCTGGCGACACCAGCAGGAGCTGGACAGAAGAGCTCGTCTTCAACCAAGCCTGGTCAGAAGGCTGGGAAACCTCGAAAACAGGGGAAGACGAGAAACACTTCTAAACAGGTTGTGGCAGCCACGATCCTGGACCTCCAAAAGGCCCAAGGCGAGCAGGACGCGCTCAAAGAGATCATTCGTGATCAAGCGGCCGAGCTCGCAGCTGCCCCAGCCCCGCCTCCTGCCCCACCGGCCCCGCCGCGTCGCGGACAATCAGCCAACCCCGATGAAGTGGTCATCGACATCCTGGATCCAGAGGATGTAGACGATGACGGGGATGACGAGTCCGACGACGATGACGATGGTGTTCCCAAGGGCCCGCAGTCCATAGCGGGAGCAACCCTGATTTATGCGGAACACGCCATGATGAACTTGCAATACAAGTATCATGAAGACTTGGGCTGGTCCCGAGTGTTGCTGCGCTTAATCCTAGCTACGTTAATCACTTTCGTGGCTGTCCAGACGGTGTCTTTCCTCAAGCATTGGGATTTGTTTGAAACCGTCCTCGCCCAATACGGACCATTCGTTTGGGCCCTCCTACTCCTAACCCCGGCCGGTCCTTTCTGGTTCATCTGGCCTGCGGTTATCTTCCTCCTCGTGTTGAAAGACATCCTTGACTTGAGGGCAGGGAGGGGCCAGACCTTGGGTTTGCCTGTACAGCATCGGTACACGGCGGTCCCTGGGACCCTGCGCCGGACAGGAGTCGCCGCTGCGGCGAACCAAGACCTCGCAGAAGAGCTGGCGCTACGCCACCAAGACCTTCGCCCACACGGAGTGAGTCAGGCTGATCTCAAGTACCTGAACGCTATCCTCATGGACGTAGAGTACCAGCTCCGCTACCTTTACATCATCCCCATTTTTCGCGTAAATTTGAGTATCTCGGGAGAAATCCTGAGTCAGATACTTTATGGAAAGAACATGGTAGCGTCCACAGATGTCAAAACAACTGCCGTCCGCATGGAAACGTACGGCAGCTCCCTTCAGGTGATCAATTACAACCGCTATGAGACATTCAAGGGAGTCCACCGTGTGCCGGACACCATCCGCGTCGCGTACGGGGCCTATCGCCAGTACTACGAGCAGCGCTTGGTTGTCCCTTTTCCTGTCCACCCTCTCAGACCCTGAACCGGACGGTCGCCTACGGCTACGGTTGCGGTGAGAAGATAACTACCCGACTACCGGACATCAAGGACACCTTGATGATCACGGAGCAGCCATGGATGCGCTATGGACCAATCAAGCGCAGTGTCGTTCTGGTTTCGACCGGACCGACTGTGGTTGGGGCAGCTCTACCTCACGTCAACCCAAACGACAGGCGGCTAAATCAAGAGGGGGTGGCCAAACGCTTCGGATATAGACCACCGGAGCCGAATCGAAGAATGAGAAGAAGGTTTGCTCGCTTCGTCAAACGGTGGCTGAAAAAGTACATGGTACCACTCAGCCCCGATGTAAATACAACTTTTGAAGAATGGCTCAAAAATACAAATTACCCGGACTGGCGGAAGGAGGAACTTCGGCAGGTTTGGTCCCAATACAACGAGGAGAATGCACTAAGTACGGTTGAAGATCGTATTGGCTCAAGGGCCGAGAACCCTAAGCTAGTGACATGCAACTCGTTTCCGAAGGACGAAACCTACGGAGAGTACAAGTACACTCGCCTCATCAACGCACGTCACGATTATTTCAAATGCCTAACAGGCCCAGTTTTCAAATGTATAGAAAAAGAGCTATTTGCAATGAAATGGTTTATCAAAAAGATCCCAGTCGCTGACAGGCCCAAATACATCAAGGAGGTTATGGCGGGCTGTACATACGCGATAGCGACGGACTATACCTCTTTTGAGGCTTTATTCACTGAGAGCATGATGCTGGATTGCGAGATGCAACTGTACGAGTACATGATACGCGACATTCCAGCCAGAAAGATCTTTTCGTACGCACTTGAATTTTTACTCAGGCAGAACACCTGTAGATTCAAGGACTTCAAGGTCTATCTCGATGCCACACGCATGTCTGGGGAGATGTGCACTTCCCTCGGAAACTCGTTCTCCAATTTAATGTTTATGCTTTTTATCATGGAAGAGAATGGGGTTCACGAGGAACAGGTTCGCGGAGTTGTGGAGGGGGACGATGGCCTCTTCTGCGCTCCAGGGCCTCCACCCCGAGCCGAACAGTTCGAGCAGTTGGGTCTCAAAATCAAACTTGAGGTCCATCCAGAGATCACCACTGCTAGCTTTTGCGGGCTAGTCTTCGACCCAGAGGATTGTGTGAATGTCACCGATCCCCTGAAGATGCTCATCAGCATGGGTTGGACGTCTGCAAAGTACGCCAGTGTTCGCGAAAGCAAGATGAAATCGCTCCTACGTTCCAAAGCCCTGTCGGTAGCTTATCAATACCCAGGCTGTCCCATCTTGGGCCACGCTGCTCGTTCCTATCTTCGACTCACGGCAGGTTACGACCTGAAGTGGGTTGAGGATCGTATGGATTGGTGGCAGCGTGAGCGCCTAAGTTGGCAGACAGGTGACGTCCCATGGATCGAACCACCCTTCAAAACCCGCCTGCTGGTTGAACGTTTGTATGGAATTACCGTTCAAGACCAGCTCGCCATCGAAAGATACCTCGATGAACTGACGGAACTGGGTCCCCTTTACCTTCCATACTCTGGGCAGATGCCTAGGGATTGGCAGGACTATTGGAATACCTATGTAACTCAAATTAACGTCAGATCAAGGGAGGTGGTTGAAGAAGTGGCTCTCCACGAGATGTTGCCCGGCTACAGGCCACAGGTTGTACCTGGAATCGCACCGTCAAAGGTTTATCGCCGTCGAGCGACACCAATGCGGTTCCAGCCTTACGACCCTCCCCCAGCTTGAATAAAGCGTGTCCGAAGGAAGAGTGCGGACGTTAATCTCTTCTCGCCGTTACCTTGGCC